GTTCACGGTTCGCATACTCGAACTGCTTCATCGCCATCTGCTGCTGCTGCTTGAGCTGCATCTGGGCGACAGCCTTGGCGCCCTCGTCGGCGTAAGGGTCAGCCAGAAGCGCCATCAGTGCAGCTTGGTTGCCTCCCGGCGCGGAGGACTGACCCACGCCGGGAGGCCCGGATGCGGAAAGGGGACCGCCCGGATTCGCTAGGAGCTGCGCAATCTGACTTTGACTGTAGGCCCGATTATCGGCCTCTGCCCGATCCAGCGAACGCTGCCGCAGCTTGCCGGACACATTATCGAACACGCGGCCAAGGCCCTGTGACCAATGCTGCACCGGAGAGTAGTCGGGCTGCATCAGGCTTTCGGCAATCTGGCGCTCGCGATCGATCTGCTCAGGCGTCATCCGGCGACCGCCCGAACCCCACTGGAATGGCTCCGAGGTCGTCTGCATCTGCGTGCTCGGAAAGAGGCCCTGCACGATACCTGCGGGGATGGCGCCGATCATCGGCCCATCCCCGGCATGAATGCGCTTCCCACCGAACCCGCAAGGCCGAACAGTCCACCCAACATCGCATTGTGCGACTGGAGCTTGTTCTGGTAATTCTGCTGGACGAGGCCGGAGTAATCGACGCCGCCGACCTGTGTTTGAGGCGTTGCGCCAGACATTTGAGCGGGGTTCGATACCTGCGACCCCGACATCAGGGCCGTGATCTCGTTGATGGGCTGGTTGCGCTGCGCCAGCGCTTCCGAGAAGGCCTGCGAACGCCCCGTGAGCGCGAGCTGGTTCAACTGGTCGCTGTTGTTGCGGCCAAGGCGCTCCATTTCCATCGTGTAAGCTTGGGTGCCAGGGCGAAGGCCCTGATTGATGAGCTGCGTGCGAAGCGCATCGCCCTGCTGCTGCTGCTGCTGCAACAGACGGGGTGAAGCGAGGTCATAGGCCCACTTCTCCGCGTCCTGATTTGTGAACTCGAACGGGGTATTGAGATAGCCTTGTAGCTTGGCCGACTGCTCGTTCGCGAGTTTTCCCAGATTGAGTTCCGCCGCCTGAGTCTGGTCGAAAATAGCCTGCTGCTCAGGGCTTAGCGTCGTTGTTTGGGTGAAGCGTGGGACGGTATAGCTTTTGCCATCGGCGCCAACGAATGAAGACGAGCCGTTCTGGCTGTATGCCGTGCTGCCCCACGGGTTGACCTGATCGGTCATGTTCAGAAGCTGCTGGGTGACCGCCGTGTTCTGGTTGAACTGGCTCTGCGCTTGCGCGGTCTGATAAGGATCGGGGGCCTTCGGCGCTTTCAACGTCACATCACCTTGTTGGGTAATGCGCGCGAGGTAGGGTTCAGCGGCGCCTAGATATGTGCTTTATGGCGGAATCTGACAGAAAGGTCAACCTCAAGCGAGATATAGGTATTCGTCCTTGAGGACGCCTATGACGATAGCGTCACGCCCTTTTCCGAAGTGGGATCGCAAAACGCCTTCTCGCTTGCCACCGAGCCGCTCGGCATAGCGGGCGACATCCTCATATTCTGTGGTCAGGGTCATCCGTTCGCACGCAAGCTGGCGATAAACATACTCGCCCAAGGCCCGCATAAACGGGAGCGTCCAGCCCTTCCCCGCAGCAGATACGTGCACCGAGGCGCCCTCGAACTGGTTGAACAGTACCGCCCCGATTATCGCGCCATCCCGCTCTATCCCCATGACGGAATATGGCGGGCAAGGGGAAAAGCCGAGTTGCTGGGCAACAAATCTGGCCGCCCGTTCGTCGGTGACAATCAAGTGATGCCGCCCGCGACTTCGTACAGGACTTCGGCGCTGATCACCTCGTCATCGAGAGGCTGGGCCTCTGCACTCGTCACCTGATAGGCAAGCGATCCCGTATATCCGCTCCCGCCCAAGCTCTGCCATCCCTCGTTTATGAACCGAGGCAGGCTCTCGACCCATTGCGACTGCCCCCAAATCCCCTGCCCCCACACGCTGCCGCCGACAAGAACGGTTGCGTCCGGAGCGGCGGGAAGACCCTCGTTGAAATCCCCCTGCCACGACAGGCGCACATTTACGTTTGTCGATGCGCGCGTGATGTACCGACCGACGCGCGGAACCTTTCGCGCCGCGGCAAGGCCGAAGTCGTCGAACAGAGGCATGACGACACCGGTATAGGGCAAGCCGTCGTCCGAACCGGTTTCGTTCGCGAGAAAAACCCCCCCTTCCGTCGAGCCGAACAACAGACGTCCCTCAAATACGGTCATGCAGCGCACATCCCAACCGGTGAAGCGCCCCCACGCACCGGTTTCGGTATTCGCCACGAACAGAACCGGCGGCAGGCCCGAAGCACCAGTCGGAGGCGCGAAGGCCGCAATCTTTTCCTCAGGCCAGATTTCGCCGTGCCATGCCTCAAGCCCCCGAAGGAGAACCGCATTCCCCCATGCGTCGGCAATTGGATAGGAGATGCTGGCAAGGCTGAGTGCAGTCAAGTCGAGCTCGATTGCTTTCGACAGCGGGACGAGGCCTACAGAGGTCGCAATCGCGAGATCACCCGCGCCGCGGATAAACGCATTTTTGCCAAGTGGGCGGCCGATCCGATATGTGCCAGCCTTCGACCATGACGCCGCTTCATCGGGAGACAAGCCCTGATAGATGGCCACCTCGCCCTCGCTTGAAATGAACGCGCACTGTTCCGATAGACCACCATCCCCACCCGACGAGAGAGACCACTTCTGGCCGAAGAGCAATTCGCCGCCAATTGCGAAGACACCCGCCAGAGGGAATAAGGTCGCGTCGCCTCCGATAGAATCGACATCGAGATACCACGCGTTCATTGTGCCTTTCTCGACGAACCAGAGCCGGTTCTTGTAGGTCCATACGAAACTGAACGCCGCCGTGGTGAGGCCGCCGGGGATCGTAAGGCCGGGGATATGGATCGCATCGACCCCGTTGGCCGTCGCTTCGCCCCCGTCTGTGTCGGTCAATGTTTCGTTGTCATCGAACGGACCACCTGAAATGTCGTAGATATAGAGGTTGCCCGTTCCGCCCCCCAAATCCTCAACGCGCCAGATCGTCGCTGTCGCACCAGAAGTCCCGCCGGTGACGACATCTCCAATCGTGAACTCGCTCACTTCGGCGTCATAGCCCAGGACGCTCACGCCGCCCGCGACATACGGGAAGAAAGCCGCCCCATCGTAGATAAATCCAGTGTTCTCGCCGTTCACCCCGACGAGATAGACACCCCCGGTCGTGGCGAACTGGACTGTGGACCAATCCCCGCCGGTAAATCCGCCCATGACGCTCAGGAACTGCGTGGACGACCAACCGAACCAGTCGCCGTCTTCGGTTACGATCAGTTCGCCATCCTCGGTGCCGATTTCGGCATCCGTCGCGAATTCCACGTCTGTGATATCGTATATCGTCGAAGCCGTAGCCCCGAATAGTTTCCGATTGGCCCCGTTTTTGTAAGCGAACAGCGCTTCCGCATCCTCGCTCCCGTTCCCCAGAGTGCAGTGCCGGCGCTTGCCGCGGCGAAGGATAACGCTGGTTGCGCGGGGAATGAAGTTATCGAGGATCGCGGCTCCTTGCTGTGCCTTGCCATCCTGCCCATTAGGGACAGCCAGCGCGCGGTTCGAGATCCATCCTGCGATTGGACTGGCGAACTTCTTGACCTCGGATTTGCGCTGCTTCGGGCGCTGGATCGTGCGGGCGTACATCAGTACGGCCCTATTGCGCCGCTCCACGCCGGGAACGTGCCGCGAAACCTGACTCGGCTACCCTTGCGGATCACGCGAGAGCCTTTGTCCTTCCCCGCTTCTTCGGAGAGCGCCTTGGCGAAGGCCTCCTGATCTCCGGTGAAGTCCAGCTTCTTTTGCTCGCGCCACCGCCAGACGAGGCCAAGCGTTAGCAAGCGCTCTGGAAGGACAAAGCCGTCTGTGTCCGCCTCGAACACATCCCGCCGCGTCAGCGATACATTGTCGATCGCATATTCGTTGCTGATATAGGCAAACTTCGCCTCCCCGGACGGGATGGGTGAGAATGTGAAGCGGTCACCGACCAGCGTCCATGCTCCGGGGAAACCCTGAAATCCGCTATCCTGCCATGCCATGAACTCATTGATGTCGGCCGCGTGATAATAGCCCCAAAGCCATGTTTCCGGGCGCTGCATATCGGCAACCAAGGCCATGCGGTCATAGTCGTCCGGCTTGGGAAAGGAATCGGTCCCGTCCGCCGTGATACCGTGTATTTTAGTCAGGCCCTGCCAATCGTGCGACGCGA